ATGTCAGAAGAAAAATCTCAATTAGAGATAGTTCAAAAAGAGTTCTCAAAAGAACTCAAAAAGCCAGCAGTGATAAATGCCCTGTTGGCAACAACATTCAAGGGATTTAGCAAAGAATTGATGGAAAAGGCAATCTTTGAGGGAATGACAAGAGGTTTTACCTTTAAAAACTTCCTTCAGAAAGATGTCTACGCAATTCCTTACGGATCCGGGTATTCCTTGGTAACGTCTATTGATTATTGCAGAAAAATAGCAATGAGGTCGGGATTATCTGGGAAATCGGAGCCAGTTTACGAAGAGAGTGCAGATGGCGGCAATCCAATTTCTTGCTCTGTAACAGTTAAAAGAAATGTTGGTGGTGTAATAGGAGACTACACGGCCAAAGTTTATTTCAAGGAATTTACCACAGGAAGAAACCTTTGGAACACCAAACCAAGAAATATGATAGCCAAAGTTGCGGAGATGCACGCTTTAAGGTCAGCCTTCCCAGAAGAAATGGCGCAGGCTTATGTTGAAGAGGAATTTGAAAAAGAAACTGAAACTCGCCCGGCAGAAGAAAAGATTGAAGAATACAAAGAGAAAATGAATGGCGCTAAAACTTTGGACGAACTCAAAACAATTTACGCCTCGCTTCCAGTACAAGTAAAAGCCGAACTGAAAGCTCTAAAAGACATCTTAAAGGTAGAACTTCAAAACAATGAAAACACTAAACTTTCAAACGAAGGAGGAATGGATGCAGGCAAGAGTGGGAAAGATAACGGGGACAAGGCTTAAAGATATTATCGTTTTACGCGGAAATACTCCTAAAAAGGGCTATTACGAGCTTATAGCTGAACGCGTGGCCCTGCCACCAGACGAAGAAAATGTAATGGATAGAGGATTAAGGCTTGAAGAGGAGGCAATGAATTTACTTGAAAAGAAGATTGAAAAGAAAATTGATAAAAGTTTAATCCTTTGTGAAAGCGAGGAAAACCCAAGTATTGCTTATTCCCCGGACGGACTTATCGGGAAAACAGAAGGTTGCGAGGTTAAGTGCTTAAACTCTGCCAGCCATATTGAGGCGCTGCTTACTAACCAAATACCAAAAGAGTATTACTTCCAAACCTTACAGCCGTTTATAGTCAATCCTTCTTTGAAAAAGCTATACTTCTGCTTCTACGATCCGCGCATCCCGGGCCACGAGTTCTTCTATTTTGAGGTTAAAAGAGAAGATGTTGCCGAGGAGGTAGAAAAGTACAAGGCAGAACAAATAAGGATTTTAAATGAGGTAGACGAAATAGTCTTAAAACTTACAAATTTCTAACATGGATAAGGCGGAAAAACAAAGAACAGAACAACAAAATAAAGCGTTACACTTGTTTTTCCGCCTTCTGGCCGAGAAGTTAAACGAGCACGGAAAGGATTTAGCGACAATTTTAGTGAAGAGTCCGATAGACATACCAGCAACAGAAAAGAATGTAAAAGAGGTTATTTGGCGCCCAATTCAAGAAGCCATGCTCGGTAAAAAAAGCACCACAATACTTACAACGAAAGAAATAGACAGGATTGTGGACGTAATTTGCAAGTTTTTAGGAGAAATGAAGATAGAATGTCCCACCTTTCCGAGCGTTGAAGATAGCATATTTAAGTAAATTTTTACCTCGTATTCTGGCCGTTACCAGTTTCGGAATGATACAGCGAACGCAGTTCGTAGTCATCTGACAACGATTAAGGAATGGCTGGACTACGGGGTAAAAAAATAGATAAAACATTAAAAACAGATTAAAAAAATGAAGTGGTTTAAGCATCAGACTGATGCGTCTGACGACATAAAAATTAAGCGATTGGAAGATAAGTTTGGAGTGTCGGGATATGCTGCGTTTTTCAAAATAATTGAGAAAATTGGCAAAGAAGGCCACAATTATGCGTTAGATCTGAAAAAATATCCATCAGAGTTTTTAGCAAAGGACTTCAAGATAGATAAAAAGGTATTTGACGAATGTTTGACATTTATGAACGAATTAGATTTACTCACGACTAAAAAAGACTTTATTTTTTGTCCTAATATGAAAAAGTATGCTGACGAATATACGGAGAAGAAAGGGAGAAAATCGGGACAAGGTCGGGATAATGTCGGTGTAGATAAGAATAGATTAGATAAGAATATATATAATAAGAAAAATTTATCTTTTAACGGGCAGAAAGCAAGGATTTATTTTGGAACATACCAAGTTTGGAGCGGAGGTTCGTGGAAAAATCTTGACCCCAAGTTTATTAAAGAGGTTGTAGAAGTATAAAATGCAAGAGCAATTAACCCAACTTCAAAGGACTGCACTGCTGGAAATTGAATGCCACGACAAAGCCAATCCGATTACCGGGCGCGATTTAGCTAATTGCATTGGGTTAAAACCACGCAGGACAGGTAAAGAGGGAGCTGACATAAGAAGTATTATAAACGCATTGAGAGACAAAGGTTACCCCATCTGCGCTACTGGCCGAGGCTATTGGTGGCCTAAGAACGAAAGAGAACTCTCGGCATATATTGCCAGCTTTGAAGCGAGGGTTGTACAGCAAGAGCGAGCTTTATTTGGACTAAGAGCCGGGTTCCAAAAAATAAATGAGTCTATGGCAGATAAGTTTAAAAATGAGAAGGTTGAGCTTTATGAAGTCTGGGACCCAATTTTGAAAATGACAAAGGTTGTGCAAATAGTCGCCATGCACGCTGCAAACTTATTATTAAAACACCCCGAGGCCAGAAAGTTGGCCTAAATAAATGGAACAGGAAAACCCAAAAGGGTTTATAAAAAAGAAAATTATAATGATAATTTCGACAGAAGTGGGAGATCATTGGAAAAATACAGAGAATTGCGAATTTATTGAGGCAAAGAACGGTTATTTGGTGGTTGAGCCAAAAGACAAAACGAGCGAATAAATTTGTGGTCGACAGGGCGGAGCCGAGAGTAAAAAAACGACCTTTTAGTTTCGGGTAAAAACTCCGCCCTTAATAAAATGACAGAGAAACAACTTAGAGACTTTATAACAGAAAAATTAGGACTGCTCGGATGGATTTGCTGGTGGAGCCCAAGAGTGAAATTTCGAAAGCAACAAGACATTTTTTCTATTTGGGATGGCGTGGCGGCCAAAGGTGGAGGAGTAAGATTTATACAGTTTACAACTAAAACAAACAAATCAGCCCACATCAAAAAAATTAAGGAATTTAAAAAAGCGTACGATTTACATCACAGGGGGGAATTGTGGTTGTGGGACAACAAAATTAACGATTTCGAAATAATATATTTATGAGAGAAATTGAAAATTTGAAAAAAGAGTTATTGCAAAATTTGTGGCACTTGAAGCGCGAGGGGTATGGAAGATTTTTTATGATGGAGCAAACCCACAAAGAGAAGTTGTTCGGATTTATCAACCGAGGGAAAACCACAAATATTGAAATTGTAGGGCAGAAGCGGCCCAAAGGAAGCGCAAAGGTGTGCATGGAGTTTCAACCATTTGAGCGCACTTTAGCAGAAGAGTTTATAAAAGTCGCAGAAGACGTTATTAAAATGATGAATAGATGAGCGAGAACAGATTTATTTTCATTTGCGCGAGTGTGGTGTGGGCCGGTATAACCGCTATGATAATTTGGGGAATGGTAGAAGACATGATTTTTGAAGGACAATACCAAGAAAGGATGAAACACTGTTTTTCTATCGATCAACACGGAAACTGCTATACCAAAGAGGAGTATCAAAAAATTGTAGAAAAGAACTCATTTTTAGAAGGAGTACCAAAAGAATTATTAGAAAGCTTAAAAAATGATAAAAAAAATAGTGCAGAAATGCAGAAATATTTTGACCAGCTCTGATTTTTATATCTTTCTACAGATGTTGATAATCGTGGCAATGTTTGTGATTTATGTCCTATACGCTTACTACTGGCTTTATAACGGATTTGCATGTTGGCTATTTGAAGGAATTATGTGGTACGCATTTTGTTTCAATATTAAAAATATAGGAGAATTCGAATGATACTTTTTGAAAATATAATTTGGATATTCTTCGCGCATTTTGTAGGAGACGCAGGGCTAAGGCCAGACTGGATAATAGATAGACGAGACAGGACGTGGTTCATAATAGCTTCTCATGCGATTGTTTGGACGGCTTGCGTATCAATATCTCTAAAATACATTGGGATTTTATCACTCGGCAAGATAGCTTTCTTATTATTGGGCCACTTTGCGTCAGATTTTATTAGATCAAAAGTTGGTGGGAGCGTATACACAGACCAAATATGGCATTTCTCACAGTTATTGATAGTCTACTTTCTATGAAAACAAAGACTTTCCACAAATCAACACGGGAAGAAGTAATGAAAATGCTGGAGCTAAGGAAAGAGGGGAAGAGCGTTCCCGATATTGCCGAGATATTGCATAGAGACAGGACGACTATTATTTACTGGTTTGATAAGATAGGACCGAATAATATCTTTGTGGAAAGGTGCAAACCAAAAGAAGTTATAAGCGAGCAGACTAAAGAGCCGGAAATCGGCAAAGACCGCTGCAAAGTATGTCTAAAAGAGAAAAAAGACGAGAGGTATAGAAAAACGGACTACTGCGGACTAAAATGTTGGCACGAAGAAAATAATAAAACAAGACAAACTTTTTACTGGTAAAATATATGGCAAAAAAACCTGGAAAACTAATTCAACCAAAAGGCAATTTCAAATTTAAAGGGTTAGACGGAAAGGATTATAAATTAACTTTAAAAGAAAAGTTATTCAGCGAGGCATATTTGGAGTTTAAGGGGAATGGGACCGAAGCGGCAATGGAAGCTTTTGATTGCGCTAATTATAAAGTGGCCGCAGCAGTCGCATACGAATACCTTAGAAAACCTCACATCTTTGCTTATATTGATTTAAAGATGGAAGACTACGGTTACAGTGATGAGAACGTGAAGAAACAACATTTATTTATCATAAACCAAATGGCTGACCTCTCGGCAAAGAATAAAGCTCTCGACATGTATTATAAATTAAAAGGTCAGTACGCGCCGGATAAAAAAGAATTTAGTGGAACATTATCATTAAAAAAGCTTCTTGAGGAGGCCGACAAAGAAAATAATTAAACTAAGAAAAATATGGAAGAAAAAACAGAAGAATATATACAAGGGTTTGACGCTGGAAGATATGGTGCAAACGAAAGAAATTGTAATTTTAGATTATTTTCTACGCCAGAAAAAACTAAAGAATGGGAGAGGGGCAATAGGGATGGTTTCAATCAAAAAGTAATTGCAGAAAAAATACCCATTTAAATCCACCCCCTCCCAACCCATAAGGGGGAAATAATATTAAATAAATTAAAGAAGATGAAAGATAAAAAATTAGAAGAAAAAGCCATAGATGCTTGTGCTAAATATTTAAGAAGCATTGGCTGGAATCCATTAGTCGGTGGATTTACGGGCATAGAGCAAGGAGAACTAAAATATAATTTTAGGTTAATATTCAAATTTACAGGTAAAAAAAATGAAACACGCAAACTGGGCTAATAAAGCCTACAAAACAACATCAGTAAATTGGGCTAAAAGTCAGTCAGCGATTTACAAACTTCTCGGAGAGTTAGGAATTTACGAAATACGATTTACAAATCTTAAACAAAAGTTTGCGTTGGAATTTTTGGTGCAGATAGGCGAAGAAGAAAAGCCGAGAGCTGTTAGAATAATCGTTCCAATCAAATATACAGGCGAGGACGATACAAAAAGACAAAGGGAGCTGAATATAGTCCACCGCATACTTTTCAACCACTTAAAGGCTAAATTTATCGCAATACAGACGGGTCTGACAGAGTTTGAGGAAGAGTTTATGGCTCACTTGCTGATAACCGATAATCAGGGAAATTCAAAAACAATCGGAGAAGTAATGTTGCCACAATATAAAAAAGCCATTGACGATGGCAAAGGCGGAGATTTCAAATTACTCGGAGGTGGGAATTAGCAGTCAGTCAGTTAGAGTGATACCCCCCCCTCTAAATATAAAATTTAAGGAAGTATATAAAGAATTATGAAAAAGAAGAAAGTTGATGAAATGTATTTTAGCGGGTCAAAGTTTGAAGTTTTGTTTAAAAAAGATATTAAACAAAACAAAGATGTCATTAAGAATCTCATCCGCACCCTTTTAGCCAAAGCCCGTGCAGAAGCAGTTAAAGAGGAGAGGGAGAGGATAAAAACTGAAATAAGTAAATTAAAAAGATGGGTTGCGACTATTGGAGGACAAGCGAATTACCCTCCAAAAGATGAGTATGTTGTTCGGGATATTGAATTACAAGACCTCTTAGACTCTCTTAAACACTAATCTTAAATAAGAACTTATGAACTACCAAAGAGTAAAAGAATTATCTGATAGGGAGGCAAACGATTTTGCTAAAGCAGTAGATTATGAGGTTGGCTGGTCAATGGCTGATAAAATAGTGGAACGAACGACTAAGTATTCTGGCATAGGGCGGCCGAGGAAAACGGACTGTGATATTTATAAGCACCCGTTTGACGGGAGATTAAGGAAAATAAAATAAAATGTCTGACGCGCAACTCGTAAATCAATTTAGAAAAAGCCCGATTGTATTCATTGAGAAAATGTGGAAGCTTGTGCCACAGCCTTTAAAGCCCGAGTATGTTGAGGTTGCTAAACGATCACGGTTGGCAGATTTTAAAAAGGAATGGTTTGAGCCTTTTATAAAGGGTAAGCACATCACTTGGCAACAATATGTTATTCTGTTGGCAGTTGAGAAGTCGTTAAAGTATGCAGCGCCAAAAAAGATTACAGTTGCTTCGGGCCATGGAATAGGAAAGTCCGGGTGTTTGTCGTGGCTCATTCTTTGGTATTTGTTTTGTTTTAAAGATGCGCAGATTCCCTGCACGGCCCCAACATCAGAACAGATGCACGACGTCCTTTGGAAAGAAGTGGCAATTTGGTTAGACCGCATGCCAAAAGAGATTAAAGAATTATACGAATGGTCAGCTGGCTATGTCAGGATTAAAGAGTCTCCCGAGACGTGGTTTGCCAGAGCAAGGACAGCGCGCAAAGAGAACCCGGAAGCGCTTGCCGGTATTCACGGGGATTTCGTTTTAATCTTAGTCGACGAGGCGTCTGGTGTAGCAAACGAGATATTCAGGCCAGCAGAAGGAGCAATGACGAATGAAAACATTTTGATTATTCTTATTTCAAACGCTACAAGAAACTTGGGATATTTTTATGACACGCATCATTCTGACAGATTAAATTGGCAATGTTTGAGATTTAGTTCAGAGGATAGCCCAATAGTTGAGGCAGACTATTGCGCGAGGATTGCTGAAAAATATGGCATTGATTCTGACGAGTTTAGATTTATGGTTAAGGGAGAATTTCCAAAAGAAGATACGATTGACGACAAAGGATATGTGCCATTGCTCATACAGTCTGACATTAAAACAACACTGGACGAGAAATTTGTGGGCCAGAAGCGATTAGGAGTGGACCCGGCAGGGGAAGGGTCAAATAAGACTGTTTGGGTCGTCAGAGACAATTTTAAAGCCAAGATTGTAGGCAAGGAGGACACAAGCAACGGAAAGGGAATTGCGCAAAAGACCTTAACTTTAATGGATTTTTATAATATCAAGCAAAGGAAGTTTCCTGATACAAATAAAGACGTTATTTTCGACGCCTTTGGGATTGGAGTTGACGCAATAAAAGAAATGGCACTGGCTGGGTACAATGTTAATTCTGTAAACGTGGGAGACAAACCGGAGGCCAGCACGCCGGAAGAAAAAGAAGATGAGAAGTTATTTATAAACAAGCGCGCAATGGCATACGACAGAATGAAAGACTGGCTAAGGTCGGGCGGAGAGTTGGTGGCCGACAAAGATTGGGACCAGCTGTTGCAAATTAAGTACACGAGGATTTTGTCTGGTAAAAAAAAGATAATGAGTAAAGAAGAAATGCGAAAACTCGGCATACAGAGCCCTGACGCTGCGGACGCGCTCATGCTTACTTTTATTGAACGAGAAGAACCAGAGGAAGCCACGAGAAGGCCGTATAAACAAAAAGCCTGGGAGTCAGGGTCAGAGTATATTAGGGGAAAAGATTAAAATGGAAATCACTTTAAAATATATCAATAATTGGTTATCAAGTAAAAATCCTAACAGCCAGTTTTTTGGAATAAATTTATTTTTAGGTTTTCCAAAAGACAAAGTGTTTTTATTTGCAATAGGATTTTTAGGTTTTGGAATTGAATTATATTTTTTAACAAAATGAAAAAAGGAAAAGCTAAAAAGTATTTTTCCAAAAAAGGTTTTTTTATGTCTAAAAAGGATTTTAAGTTATTAAAA